CTAAAGCTGCTACCCTGACCGATTCCGCGAAGCAGGAATAGGGCAGGCCACAGTTCACCTACTTGATATTAACTGTGCGGACTGACACCATTACTTCCGAAAGGGCCAGAAATGCCATTCAAAAGACATAAACAAAAGTCTGTTATGAGTCATCAATTCTCGAGGATTCCCTCTGCAAACATTCAGCGTTCCACCTTCAAGCGGTCACATGGGTACAAGACTACCCTGGACCCCGATTATATTTACCCCATTTATGTCGACGAAATTCTCCCTGGGGATACGTTTAACGTCAAACTGTCGTCGATTGCCCGTCTAAATACCCCTATCGTTCCGATAATGGACAATATGTTCATGGATTTCTTTTTCTTCTTCGTTCCTAATCGCCTTGTGTGGGATCAGTTTCAGCTTTTTATGGGTGAGCAAAAAAACCCTGGCGATTCTACTGACTACGTCATACCTACGGTTCAGTCCGATATAACCGATGGTTTTCCGATCGGTTCGTTGGCCGATTATTTCGGCCTCCCTACTGGCGTTCCCGGCCTGACTGTCAATGCGCTTCCCTTCCGTGGATACAATCTTATTTTTGACGAATGGTTTCGGGATCAAAACCTGGTCGATTCTGTCAAAGTGGAACACGATGAAGGTCCTGACGACATCACTACTTACAACCTGCTCAAGCGTGGCAAACGCCATGACTATTTCACTTCCTGCTTGCCTTGGCCGCAAAAGGGTCCAGGTGTTGAGTTGCCTCTTGGTACTGAGGCTCCTGTCGTTGGTACTGGTACATCACTTGGATTGACCGATAGAACTACCAATGTTGGTATTGCCCGAGTCCCTGGTGGTTCTGCTGTTGAGGCAAGTGGTTCTTGGTATGGTGTTGACTCCGGTGATGTTGCTGCCCCTGGTACGTATGCAATTGACAATGCTGCTCTTGGTGTGACGTCGAGTCCTATTGATTCAGGTTTGATTGCCGATTTATCTTCGGCTATTGGTCCGACGATTAACTCTCTCCGTGAGACTTTCCAACTCCAAAAGCTTCTAGAGCGTGACGCCCGGGGCGGAACTCGCTATACTGAGATAATCAAGAGTCATTTTCTCGTGAATAGCCCGGATTCTCGCCTTCAACGTCCCGAGTATCTAGGCGGTGGTTCCCGTTCTATCCAGGTGACTCCTGTCGCTCAAACCACACAAACACTTGAAAGCGGTTCCCCTCTCGGTACGCTTGGTGCTGTTGGCTATCATGCCCAATCTGGTGTAGGTTTCACGAAGTCATTCGTGGAGCATGGCTACGTGTTCGGTTTTGTACAAATCCGTGCCGACATCACTTATCAGACCGCCTTAAATAAAATGTGGTCGCGTTCTACAAAGTATGATTTCTACTGGCCGGCCCTGTCCCACCTGGGCGAGCAAGCCGTTTTGAACAAAGAAATCTACGCTCAAAATACTGCTGCCGATGAGAATGTCTTCGGCTATCAAGAACGATGGGCCGAATACCGTTACGCTCCTTCCATGATTACTGGGAAGATGCGTTCTGTTGATCCTACTTCTCTCGATGTGTGGCATTTGTCTCAGGATTTTTCTGAACTGCCGGTACTTAACAAGGATTTCATTGAAGAGAATATGCCGATCGAGCGTGTGGTCGCAGTCGTTGATGAACCGACCTTTACATTCGATGCGTACTTCGAGATTTCCGCCACCAGACCGATGCCCGTATACTCCGTGCCCGGGCTTGTCGATCACTTCTAGGAGGCATACAAGTGGGATTTTTCAAAGACGTACTTGGTACTGTCAATTCTGCCATTGGCTCGCCATTGGGCGGCCTTGGTGCTTCCGCTCTTACAGCGAAACAGGCTTCTGATGAAGCGACGTTTAACCGTAAGTTTCAAGAGCGGATGTCTAATACTGCCCATCAACGTGAGGTTGCCGACCTGCGTGCGGCTGGGCTGAACCCTATTCTCTCTGCTGGTGGTAAAGGCGCTTCTACGCCTACTGGCTCTGCACCATCTCTGCCCGACATGTCTGCCGGGATTTCTCGTGGTGCTTCTTCAGCCTTACATCGGGCTAATACTGCCAAAGCCAATGTCTCTGCTACCCTGGATCAAAATATGTTGGACTTCTACAATAGTCTGCCCAAGTGGATGCAGGATATGACGGACGCTTCGCGGCTGAACGCTCAAACTGGTGTTGGTGACGAGGCTGCTTCGATTATTACTGGCTTAGGCACTACGGCGAAGAAAGTCTTCGGCGGTTTCAAAAGAGGTGTCGCTAATCTGCGTACCAAAATTCGTGGCACTACATCTAGTGCCACTAAAGCGGTTCCGAAGGTGATTCCCAAGGGTAGCAAAACCCCGGGTATCTATCCGAACTGGAAGAACCGCAAACTTGAGCACCTACAACGTAAAGGTGCTACCAGTGGCCTAAACGAGGCCGAAACAAGAGAACTGTTTCAACTAATGGAGGATCTCCAGTGAGACGCAAACGCATGAAACGTAGTCGCAGTCGAAAACTGTTCAAGCGCACAAGTGGAAGCAATCGCAGGAACTCGCGGTCCACGCCGATGCGTGGCGGTTATCGACTCTAACACAAAAGATGAGGGCTGTAGCCCCTTCGGCCTAAAATCGCGTCGGCCCTGCGTAAGCAGATGAGGGCTGACCTATTTTCGGTTGGAGGGGCGTTCCCCTTCGGATAATATTACGGAGGTTTTGTATGACTTGTTATCACCCAATCAAAGCCTACCGGGCACTTAATAAAAAAACCGATAATGGCAAATCAGTGATTTGTTTCAACCACTCCGATGTATCTGACTGCCCCTTTGAAACGCTACTTCTTCCTTGTTCAAATTGTAGCGGATGCCGCATGGATCGCTCTAAATCGTGGGCGATTCGTTGTATTCACGAAAGCTCCCTTTTCAAGAACAATTGTTTTATCACTCTCACTTTTAACCCCGATACTATCAACTCTCGCGGAACTCTTGTTAAAGCGGATTTCCAAAAATTTATGAAGCGTTTGCGTAAACGGTTCAAGGGAAATGAGGCTGTTGACAAGGACAACGGGCGTGTAATCTGGAAAGATTTGGTACCTGCGTATGATCACCCGATCCATTACCCTATACGGTATTTTCATTGTGGTGAATATGGCTCTAAACACTCACGCCCTCATCACCACGCTTGTTTATTTAACTTTGATTTTCCTGATAAGGTACTTCTGGAATCTCGTGGCACTAATCACTATTACCGCTCTGCGGAATTGGAGAAACTATGGCCGTTCGGATATTCAATGGTAGGACATGTAACTGTCGATTCTGCTGCCTACGTCGCTCGCTATATCCTCAAGAAGATGAACGGCAAGCTCGCGGACGATTATTACAAACGGTACGACCTACAGACCGGGGAAGAATACCAACTTCAACCGGAATACACGACTATGTCTCGTCGTCCAGGGATCGCCGCTGTATGGTTCAAAGACAATCCTTCTTCGGTGTATCCGAAAGACTTTGTAACTTCGGGAGGAAAATCCTTCAAAGTTCCTCGATTTTACGACAATTTGTACGAAATAACCGATCCAGAGGGGTTCGCTCAGATAAAAAACAAAAGAAAGCTAGATTCCATGCTGAATTCTGACGATAATACTCCTGCTCGCCTTCGCGTTCGTGAGAAGGTGTTACAATCAAAATTGTCTAGGTTAATAAGGACTTACGAAAATGATCACTAAAATGTACTGTGTGTACGACAAAAAAGCCAAAATCTACAATCCGCCTGTTTTTCTTCACAATACGGCTGTCGCTTGTCGAGCCTTCGGCGAGCTGGCTAACAATCCTGATCATCAATACGGTAAACACCCTGGTGACTATGAGCTTTGGGAAATTGGCACTTATGACGATGAATGTGGATTGACGTGCCCGATGATCGAAAAAAGTCACGTTATTGACTTTGCCGACCTTGTCGGAGTCCCAGCGTGATGAGGTTTCTGTCTTATCTGCTGATTTTAACCATTGGGGGCTGCGTATGTTACGTAGCCCCCTCTTTTCATTTGAAAGGACATAAGATGCAAAGAGTAATTGATAGGCGAGCGAATGGCTCGCGTCGTGTGTGTTTTATCACGGATCCCGGTTCCGTGGTTGAAGGACATCACAAGAATGAAGTGGATATTAACCAGATCATGCAGAAATACCGTGTAACGGGTTTCCTTGAGTCTAATGCTCGTGAAGCCAACTATGGCGATTTTAGTAGTGCTACGGATTTCTTTGACATGAAGAACCGTATTATTGACGCTGAAAGCGACTTTGCGAAGCTTCCTTCGTACTTGCGAACTCGGTTCAACAATGATCCTGCGGAGCTTCTTGCCTTTCTGGAAGACCCTCAGAATCTCTCAGAAGCCCGTGAGCTGGGAATTATCGAAGAAAGGGTACTTCATACCCCGATTCCCGAAACGCCTCCTGTAGAGGCTCCTACGCAGCCTAAAGCTGCGACCCTGGCCGATTCCGCGAAGCAGGAATAGGGCAGGCCACAGTTCACCTACTTGATATTAACTGTGCGGACTGACACCATTACTTCCGAAAGGGCCAGAAATGCCATTCAAAAGACATAAACAAAAGTCTGTTATGAGTCATCAATTCTCGAGGATTCCCTCTGCAAACATTCAGCGTTC